TAATTATTCCCGTCTTTTGGAATTGCACCAAAAACACATATCTTGCTTATGTATTGCATCACTCAATGCTAGACGGGTTTTATATTTTAGTGTCGGCGGTGGGATTCGAACCCACGTACACCGGTACGGTTTCCGGTTGGGATGAGTGCAGTAGTTTAGTTACTAACCTAGGATTTTCACTAAGACCTATACCCTAGCTTTTCCACATCAGCCACGCCGACATATTCTAAAGTTATATTCTCCTGTTTCATCGTAGCCCCTTACTCGACAGGTATTTTTTTATTGAGACTATTATTGTGCGCCACATTTTTCTGAAATAATAATCTTTTTTCCATCATTCAATGTAACTACGGCGATTGTGCCAACGCTTAATATGTGATGATTTATTTTTTGTATTTCAAATTCTTTTACAGTTCCAACATAAACGATATCCTTAATTCGATTGTCCATTAATGATACAAATCCAATTATAATTATTACCATAATTGAAAAAACAACAAATATCTTTATTTTATCATTCATTTCATCCTCTCCTAATAATTTGTTTTCAGGTTTTCTATCTGAGTTTCAAGGTCTTCAAGTTTTGAGATTATGTCTTTATGCTCGTTTTTTAGGTCTTTGTGTGCTATATATCCTTCCAATACAATTTTAATCGCTTTGTGCGGATTTTCGTCAATGGTTTTAAGTCGTTTCTCGTTTTCATCTGTTAGTCTGAATACTGCGCCCATGTTACTCACTTTTATTCACAATCATTAATCATGCCTTGTTCTAATTTACGTCGATGTTTACATGTTTTATAATGTTTTGCGACAATTCTTTCATCTTCATCTCTGAAATCACAAAAACCACATTTAAATTCCATGTAACATATATTACTACCAATCTTTATATAAGTAACGGTTGTTACAATGTAGTCACTCCATGCGAAACATAAATATAAATAGATTAAACGAAATAAATATACTACTCATGCTTGAGGATGTGGAATCCGTTTGGGTTCGCATCCACTCTCCTTCTTACGATTAAACAGAGATATACGGCTTGTATGGTTGTCGTAACTCGCGAAGAAAAAGCGCATCATAAATACGTCGCCTCTGTCTGTACTGCGCCCCATCTCTTTTTTTAGCTCGTCTTTGGTTATTACTCTAAAAGGCTGGTCTTTGCCCACGTTTATTTGTTTTATATGGTCTAAGTCTTCCGTAAGTAGTTCCCTGTCTTCTACAGAAATATCTCTATAAATTCCTACTTCGCCGTTGTTTGTATAGGTGGCCGCCATATCCCAGCATTGCGCTTTAAGGTTAGCATAGTTCGTTTTGATTTTGTCTTGGTCTTGTGTCTCTTTGAACTCCTTTATTGGCGAGGCATTGTTTACGAAGCCTTTGATTCCAGGTAGGTCTTTTACTAGCCCAAATCCCACACCGTCTTCGTCTGGTAGGCATCGGCTTCTTGGTATCTGTTCGTCTTGTAGAATTTTGTCAAGGTCCATACTGCTTATCCCTTCATCGAATACTAGCATTTTATATAAAAATAGTCCTTCCCATAGCGCTACTACTGCTTTGTCTCTGCCTCTGCCTGCCTGGTCTACTATGCAGTATCTTAAACCTCGTTTGACGTTGTTTGTATATAGGTCTATGATTTTGTCGTATATGAATAGTTTTGTTGGGTCATTCGAGTAGTCCCAGTTGCCTTTTAATAGCCGTTCTCTTGTTTCTTTTTTTGCGTGTTCTAAGTTTCTAATATAATGTATCGGCATAAACGGATTATCATAAACTAAAGCCGGTAAGAACTTACGGTATGGTTCTATTGTACCGTCCCTGTTCGGTCTGAAGAATTCTGAATATAAGAAGTTCTTGCAGGGATTGGATACAATTAATAATTTCGGTATAAGCCCGAATTCGTTTAGCTTGTATCTTATCCTAGTTGCTACTATCTCTTTTGCTTTTACTGGCACTTCAGACGCTTCATCTATCAATGCGCCGGTGTATTCTGTACTGCCCAGACAATCAAATTCAGGGTCGGTAGGGTATAGTTTTAGGTCTTTTAAGTATATCTCTGAGCCATTATACCATGTTATTACTGCGTCTATTGAATTGTATTTATACGCTTCGTCTTGTTTCAGACCCCAGCTACGGCATATATCGAAAAAAGTAAGTAAGGTTGATTGTTTGAGTGCTTTTAGTACCGCTCTACCCATGAGCCATCTTGATCCTGGATATTTCAGGCATGATATGATTAGCCATGCGCAACCAAGATAAGTTTTACCCGGTCCTGCTCCTCCGCCGAATAATAACTCTGTTGTTGTTTTGTCGTTTAAGATATTATACGCAGTTAATTGTTTAGCGGTGGGCTTCCAGTTGATTGTTAATGCCAACTATATCACCCCCTATTAATCATTTTTTGTTATATTGATTATGTGTTTATCTTCTATTTTATTCGGTTCTGGTTGCGCTATGTTGATTATTACATTGTTTAATATTTCGCCTTTGATTTCGTGTCTTTGAGGCACACGTTTCTGTTTACCCATCTCAAAAAGATAGTTATTCCAGTCCATGATAAGTTTTGCAGCTTTGAATTTCTGGTCTGGGTCTGGACTTTTAGATAGCGCTTTTATTGCAGATTCCATGACTACATGCGTTATAAACTCTGCCTCTTTCGGCATATTTTCTTTTATCTCTGTTGCTATCGCTTGTATGTCTTTGCATATAGCGACTTGGCTTACTTTATAGTGTTTTGCTAATGATTGCTGGCTGATTGCTCTTGGGTGTCCTGCTTCAATTATGAGTTTTAATATTTCTGTTCTTCTTTTGGCTGCTTTTATCTTGTCGCCTGCTTTCGTTCTTTTTATTGGTTTCTTTTTTTCCATATTATCATCAAATAAATGTTTATAGTTGTTCTGCTTTGTTTCCTGTGAAGCGCTCCCACCGAGATTTGATAACTTCCACGTACACAGGGTCAAGTTCCATCATGTAGCATATTCTGTCTGTCTGTTCGCATGCTATTAAGGTTGTTCCTGAACCGCCGAATAAATCAAGAACAGAATGTCCTTTTTTAGAATTACAAAATAGGGCTTTTTCGCATAGTTCTACTGGTTTTTGAGTTGGATGCTCTCTACCAATAGTATATTCTCCTTTTCCATAATTAACGTCCCACACAGTTGTTTTATTATGCCCGCCATAGAATTTAGGTCTATTCCCTTTTATCCATCCGTAAATGCAATGTTCGTGCTTCCAGTGAAAGTCTCCTCGTCCAAGAACCAGTCTGCTCTTATTCCATATTATTATTCTATGGATTAAAAAATCTAATGGCATTAGCGCCTGTTTGAATATATCGTAACCTAAACCCCCGTGCCATATATACCATGATGCTGAGTCTGTGGTGTTATTTTTCATATTCTCAAATGCAGGAACTAACATCTCCTGCAAGTCTTCCAGTACCACATCATTCTTTAAATCTCCCCAGTCCTTACCTCTGCCTATACCTTTCAGCATCATGTTCTTACTATTTAAATCAACACCGTAAGGCGGGTCAGTAAACACCATATCAGCACACCCCCCGCCCATTAGCGCCTCTACCTGTCGTTTATCGGTAGCATCGCCGCACATCAATCTATTTTTTCCGAGTTTGAATATGTCGCCTATTTTTATTTTGGTCTCTTTAGCTTCAGGCACATCGTCGGGGTCTGTCAGTCCGTCTTTAATTGTATCTTCTTGTAGTGATTCCAAAAGCGCAGTTATATCGTCCTCTTCAAACCCTGTCTTATCCAGCCAGTCGTTCTTCTTTGCTTCCTGCAGTATAAGCGCTAATCGTTCATCATCCCAATCGCCTACTGCTTTGTTTAGCATGATGTTCATGGACTTTTCTTTTGTTTCGTCTACGTCTATTACTACTACTTCTGTTTCTTCATAGCCGAGCTGTTTTATTATCTTATAGCGCTGATGACCTGCGCAGATATTACCTGTTTTCTTGTTCCAGATTATCGGTTGCACTAAGCCATTGTCTAAGATTGACTTTTTTATCATCTCGTATTCTGGGTCTCCTGGCTGCAGGTCTTTGCGCGGATTGTAAGTTGCGGGTTTTAATTCTGTTAGCTTCATTTTCTTTATTTCCATAGTATCACTTCTCAAACATATTACCTTCTATACACTCCCAACATGTGCTGTCGGTTTTGCCGTAGTTCTTACACCTCGTGCATTCTTTGAATATCCAGTTTATTTTTATATCCTCGCGGCGCTTGCATTTATCGCAAAAATACGCTTTGTTGTTCCAATGTTTTACATCTGGAGGTATGTGTTTGTTGTATGCCTTGTTTGGTGCTGGTTTTGCGCATAGCAAGCATTTATTAGGCATAAACTCACGATATGTTGTATGTAAAAACAAAATACATACTATCTGTTGTGTTTATGTTGATTTTTCACATTTCCTTTTAAACATACATCAAACAACTTCTCAGCTTTATCCTTCTCTATCCAGGTGCATGAACTCGGTCTTACATCTTCCTCGCTTTTGAAGAACCCGAAATAAGTATCATCTTCAAGACAATCAATTCCATGGAAGTCTGAGTCGTGACATGCGCGTATGGTATGGGTGTTCTCCTCATCGCCCTTGAAATGTTTAAGAGTGGTCTCTACACTCTTAAGCGCAGACTCAATGCCAACGGTGTCAATCATCCCGCGTATGACATACCATAGCGCTTTCTCTCTGTCTGTTGGTTCAGCACCTTTATGTCTGGCGCGCACAATGTATTTTACAACATTACCATCAAAATAATTAAGGTTCTCCATATCCACTCTATCATTCCTGTACTTCTTGCACTCCACGCAATCCATAGCGCGGCACAATATCCCGTTCTTCCTTTGTTCGTCTGTTAAACTACATATCATTGTTCACAACTCCTTAATTTTTATCCTTTTTATCTCGACTTCTGCTTCTGCGTCTTCTATTGATTCCTCTTCTATTTCTGCTACTTTTTTATGGTTTACAAGTACGGCGTAAGTATTCATGGTTTCGCCTTAGTTGATAGTTTAATGCAATTTTCTATCTCGAACATGTCCTCTACTCTTCTGCAATCCTCATAAGTATCTGTTACTGCGCCGTATAATATAGTATGTATTTTCTTACTGTATTTTGCGCTTGAAGACAGATATGCTATGCCTTGTTCATCTGAAAAGAAAGTTATTATAATAAAATCTTTGTAGTTGTCTTTTAATCTGTCAATCCAACCATAGACCATTACATTATTACCTTTAGTTACAGCATACCTGTCCCACTTTATAAAATCGAATTTACTAAGCATGGCTTCTATCCATTTGATGTCTTTTTCTTTTATTTTATATTTCATTAGTATCATTCCTTTTCTTCTTTTCTTTGTTTTTGCTCTTCTGAAAATCCTTTCTCTCTTGGCATTGTATCAACTCCTTTTTCTAAGACTTACGAACATGCTATTTTGAGTATCCATCTTAATGTCTATTGCTATGTGCGCATCTTCTTCTTTACATGTCTCATAACCTGTATCTGTAAGTGCATCATTAAGCCCTCCTAAAACAGATTTCAGGTATTTGTTAACTTCCATTATTTATCAACTCCTTAATCTATTTAATCTGAATTTTATGATTTTTGCACCTGTTCGTTTTTTTCTTTTTTCAGCGCATGAATCACAAATATTGTATTCCTGATTTGTTCCGCAATCACAACATTTCATTTAATTCACCTTTTTTACTTCTTCAAACGTAAACGGTCTATCGTTTCCTTTGCTTGTTTTCCTGAATAGTCTTTTGCAGCCATAACAGATGTAAATACCGGTGTGTGTCTTACCGTTTCTTATCAGTAGTTTTATTCTTTTACCGCAACCGAAATCACACCAATAGGCTCTCTTTTTCATCCCAGCCACTATTTCTCTTCAGTGTCAGAACCGTTTGTTATGTTCTTTAGTATCTTTTTTGCAGTTGATTTCTCTTTTGAATATTTACGGCTGACTTTTTCTGCAAGTGATATCTCGTCAAATGGCTTGTTATCGTATTCGGCTTTGAGTCTTTTTACTGCGTCTGATTCGTCTTCCATTATTGAGATGTTATGATCGTTTCCGGGGTTATATCCGTGATATTTATATCTGTATGTCCTGACGAATACTTCAAACGGCTGTTTCTTGCTGGCGTATGAATCTCTTTGAACTATCATTTCAACTAGTTCGATTTTGTTTGTAGAACTGTATTTCTTCCAGTTCATATCAATCGGCTGGATGTCTTCAAGTTTTAGAAATCCGTTTTTCCTTACTGATTTTTTGACCTCTTTTTTATAATAATCGTCAAAGTCGTCCATTGCTGCCTTTTTGAAGAATGGTATCTTGTTTTTTGTGCATTCTTGGCGTACGTGTGCCAGTTCTGTCAAGAAGTTTGTTGTTACGTCTTTTGTTTTTGTTGGTCCAATGTCTCGAAAGTCCACTTTTTCATTGGAATTTTGAGGCCGGAATATTCCTGTCATTTAATCACCCTCTTGGTTTTTGATCTCTACACCGTCTTTGATATGGCTGTGCAGTCCTTTTAATGTGTCTTGTTTGCTCATCAAGTCCATGCGCATATAGCTCATTGTCTTTTCGTCTTTTGCTTCTTTTTGTTTCTGTAGATATGGTCTTGCGAATTCATTGTAGTCTTCTTGCGCTTTCTGGAATGCTATTGTCTTTTCGTTGAACTCTATGTTTTCTTTTAGGTCGGTTATTTCTTTTGCAAGTCTGGTCATTCCTTTTTCTGTCTTTTCTTTTTCTTCTTCTGTTAGTTGTCTTTTCATGTTATCTACCTCGTCCTGTTTTTCGTGTTGTACTACATCCTCCGCGCCCTCTGTTTTTTCGGGTTCCTTGACCGCTTCCGTCTTTCTTCGGTACTCCTTTTGCCATATTATCAACTCCATTATTTTACATCTCTTGATTCATCAATTGCCGTAAATTTATGTTTGCATTCGAGGCATTTTGCATCTATACACTTTGTTCTTGTGCCTTTCATAAAACATAATCCTAATAATACCCAGGGGCTATGTGTGATATATATTCCAAATCCAATCAAAATAATTAAAGTAATATTGATTAATGTTGCTGCTGTATTTCCATTCATATTTATTCCTCCATTAAATTAGGTCTGCGATTAGTTCTGCGCTCTTAATCCAGGTATTATCTCTTGCTGTCTTTAGCGCTGCTTCGCCTAGTTTCTTCATCTCTTCCGGGTGTTCGTATGCGTATCTTAGCTTTTTTCTTAAATCGGGGATGGATGGGGTCGCCCAAGATATCCCTTCGTACTGGATTTCATGCATTATTTCTTCAAGTTTGTAGTCTACATATAATCCGTTTACTTTGTCTTTTATGTAGGCAGTCTGACCACCATAGCCCGTCACAATGCTCGCAAGTTGACAAGCTGCCGCCTCGATACAGGGGAGATTATATGCCTCTGCTCGCGTGGGGCTTACAAATACTGTTGCGGAGTTGTAGAGGTCTACCATCTTGGAGTATTCTATGTTTTCTGTGTTTATTATTAGTTCGGGAAGGTTTGTTTTTCTTGGGATCATACTGTTAAGGTCTGGTATGCCGTAGGCTGGATTTATTTTTAATATTGCGCTAACATCATCTTTGTCTGTGAACTCCTCGAAGTATGCTTGTATAAAATATTGCGCGCCTCCTCTGTCATTTAAGTCTCTGAATCCCTTATTTAGAAGAAACGTGCATTTATCCGGTTTCTTTTTAGGATAGAACAATTTTAAATCACATCCATGCGGAATGAGTTTCAATTTATTTTTTATTTCAGGATATATATCACCGCAAATATATTTATTGTCAATTCCACATTTAGTATTAAGTAGCGCATCCATAGTATGATAACTTGGCACCAGTATATACTCGATATTCGGATTCATGCATTCTTCTATAAAGCATTTAGGAATTTCTGATCCCTCCCACACACAGTAAACCCAGTTACGCTTTGCGGTTGCGTTTAGTTTCCAGTGTAGAGGATTCGTGATGATGAGGTTAATTTCGTTCTCTTCTGGTGGGCGTTTTAGTAGTTCTAGCTCTCTGTCGTCTACCATTCTCTCCCAGTTAGGTACTCCTCCTGTGGTTACTCTTACGTCTGTTATTTTGTCTAA